AGATGCTGGTATCAAAACTGAGGGTGTTAAAGCTAGAGGAAAAGGCGCTGCAACTAAAGGCTATACTTCACGCGGCCCAATGGGTTAATATTTTTCCTATATAGGATTATTATGAATCTCCAACAAATTACCCAAGCAATCCAAGATTACTCTGAAAATACAGAGTCTTTGTTTGTGTCTAATATCGGTTTATTCCTGCGACAAGCAGAAGATCGTATATATAATACGGTACATATTCCTGTACTTAGAAAAAATGTAACAGGTAATTTAACAGCAGCTAACCCTTATCTATCTTGCCCTAATGATTTCTTATCTGTATATTCATTAGCAGTCATTGATACTTCAGGTAATTATTCTTATCTGATAGATAAAGATGTGAGTTTCATTAGAGAAGCATATTCTAACCCTACTAATCAAGGGCTGCCAAAATACTATGCTATGTTTGGTCCACAACTTTCTAATATGTTGGACATATCTTTATTAGCCGCGCCAACACCTGATTCAAATTATAATGTGGAATTGCATTATTTTTATTGCCCTGTATCTATCACTGATACTGTCAATAATCCAGCAGGTGTTACCTGGTTAAGTGATAACTACGATCCTGCTTTGTTTTATGGTGCTATGCGAGAGGCTATGCTTTTTATGAAACAAGAACAAGATATGGTTACATATTATGAACAAAAATATCAAGAAGCCATTGGTCAACTAACTAGGCTAGTGAACGGATTGGAACGCGGAGACGCGTATAGAAATAATCAAATCAAGATACCGTATAATACATTATGATAGCACAAGGCCAATGCACCATTTTCAAACAAAACTTGTTGAATGGGTTAGAAAATTTTTCTGCCACGTCCCCTTATTTTTATCAGATCGCTTTATATACTTCTAATGCCTCTTTAGGTAGTTCAACATTAGCGTATACACCTATTGGTGAAGTATCAGGTACAGGTTATTCTGCTGGGGGCGCACCTATTTTACCAACACCTGCGGTATTGTCAGGGACAACAGCATATATTTCTTTTTCAAATATAACATGGCCTTCTGCTTCTTTTGTAGCTAGAGGCGCTTTGATATATAACTACACTACAAAAGCCGCTGTTGCAGTTCTTGACTTCGGTGCGGATAAAACAGCAAAGCTAGGAACACCGTTTACAATAACTTTTCCACCAGATACAGCTACAACAGCTCTTATAAGAATTTCATAGGAATATAAAAATGCAAATTGAACACATAAAATCAGGTGACGTTTGTTCGGCAACAGTTACTCGCGGTGCAGGTCATACAGAAGGAATGGAGATGCACGGTCATTATCATGTGGTGTGCCATGATAAAGATGGCAATCTTAAATGGGAAGATGAGATAGAAAACCTTGTAACTACTGTTGGTAAAAACCTAACCATTACTGGCGCATTAACTAACGCTGCTCAAGGTATTTCATACATGGGTCTTAAAGGCACAGGCACGGCCGTTGTTGGTGACACACAGGCATCTCATGGGGCTTGGCTAGAAGTAGGTCTTGCCAATGCGCCAACGTATACTGGTCCTCGTAAAACACCCACATGGGGCACAGCCGCATCAGGCGCTATTTCCCCAACAGCTGCTCAGGTGTTTGCAATGACAGGTTCAGGTACTGTTGCTGGTTGTTTTGTAAACGTAGGCGGGTCATCAACTATTGATAACACTACAGGCACATTGTTTAGTGCCGGGGACTTTACCGCGGGGTCTAAAACAGTAACTAATGGCGATTCCATTTCTGTAACATATACCGCAACAGCCGCTTAACAAGAGATTACTATGGCATTAATACTAGCAGATCGAGTTAAAGAAACAACCACTGTTACTGGTACAGGTACGGCTTCACTTTTGGGGACATCCACAGGCTTTCAGTCTTTTTCTGCTGGTGTAGGCAACAGTAACACAACTTATTATTGTATCGCAGATCAAGGCGGCCCTAACTGGGAAGTTGGCTTAGGAACATATACTGCTATTGGTAGTACGCTGTCAAGGACAACCGTGTTGGCTTCTTCTAATGCTGGAGCATTAGTTAGCTTCACTGCTGGAACAAAAGATGTGTTTGTCACATACCCCGCTGAAAAAGGCATATGGAAAGACGCCTCAGGTAATGCTATTGGATTAGGAACACCCTCTGCTTTTGTTGCTACTAATGTAACAGGCCTACCTTTGACTACAGGTGTTACAGGGGTTTTGCCTGTCGCTAATGGCGGTACAGGTGTTACTACAAGCACAGGAACTGGAAGCACAGTCTTGAGCGAATCGCCCACATTAAGTAACCTAACCTACACAGGCACACTCACAGGCTCTACAGGCATACTAAACATTGGCTCAGGTCAAGTCTATAAAGATGCTTCAGGTTACGTGGGGATTGGGACGAGTTCGCCAACAAATAAATTAGATGTCGTTGGTGACGGACAATATTTGGCACAAAGAGGCAGCACGACAGCTCAGGCATCTGGTGGCGTGTGGTCAATGGCAAGCAATTTTTGGTCAACCTCATCATATACTGGTGTGGGTATTTTGCAAAATGGCCCTACAGCAACTGGAACTACACTTAGTCTCGCCAATGCAAATTTAGGGCAATTAATTTTTCAAAATGGTAGTGCTGGGTTAATTTATAATAATACAGGTAATCCGATAGTCTTTGGAACTTCTTCCCTAGAACGTATGCGTATCGACTCCTCAGGCAACGTGGGGATTGGGACTAGCTCGCCAACAGGAAAATTAGACGTAGCAGGGACAATAAAAACTTTAGGTTATACAGTAGCTACATTGCCCACAGGAGTTGTGGGAGCAAGAGCCTATGTAACTAATGCTTTAGCGCCTACATTTGGCGCAACAGTCGTAGCAGGCGGTGCAGTAGTAATCCCTGTATTTTATAACGGTACAAATTGGATAGTAGGGTAATAAAATGATTACAAACAAATGGAATATCGTAGCACTGAACTGCAAACCTGATGTAAATGGTATGCTTGATTATGTCGTTACAGCACACTGGACTCTCAGCGCAACTGACGGCACCTACACAGGCTCGGTGTACGGCACAGCGTCATTTGAAGTTGACCCCGCTAAAACAAGTTACACACCTTTCGCTGACTTAACTTTGGATGAAGTTGTCGCTTGGACACAAGCAGTATTGGGTGAAGAGCAAGTAGCGGCTTATGAAAAGTCTGTTGCTGACCAAATAGAAGCACAAATTAACCCGACTATCGTCACTCCACCACTACCTTGGGCTATATAAAAATGATTGATTTAAACTTAAGCGTACAAGAAATTAACTTAATCCTACAAGCATTAGGTCAAGCACCTTATGCACAAGTGGCTGAGTTAGTTGAGAAGATCAAAGCTCAAGCTGTACCTCAAGTTGAGGTATTACCAAAAGAAGAAGTTGTAGCTACAGCTGAATAATGTTTGGTATCTCCGCTTTTGTTCAAGCTCCATTTGCATCTTTAGGCGGAGATACCTATTCTGTTGTAGTTAATGAATCAGCAACCTTATCTGATACAAACATATCAATAGTATCATTCTTAGGTTCTTTATCTGAATCAACAGCTATATCTGATACCAATAACGTATCTGCATCTTTTATTGCCATACGATCCGAATCAACAACCGTTTCCGATACAGAGTCCGCAACTCAAAATTTCCCAGTAATAGAAAACGCAAGTACGACTGCTATATCTGATACCAATAGCGCTTCTGCATCTTTTGTTGGTATTCAATCCGAATCAACAACCTTAACCGATACAAACATATCAATAGTATCATTCTTAGGTTCTTTATCTGAATCAACAACCTTAACCGATACAAACATATCAATAGCATCGTTCTTAGGTTCTTTATCCGAATCAACAGCTATATTTGATACAAAAGCTGCAACTCAAAATTTCCCAGTAATAGAAAATACAAGTGCGACTGCTATATCTGATACCAATAGCGCTTCTGCATCTTTTGTTGGTATTCGATCCGAATCAACAACTCTATCTGATAGTTATGTTGGTGGGTTTTCTTATTTTGTAAATATATCTGAAACAGAAACTTTAACTGATATAACGATTGGGAAAGCAGCATTTTCAACAACTATAACTGAGAACACTGTTTTAACAGATGCTCTTTCTGCTATAGCACAATTTAATACTTCTTGTATAGAATTATTTTCAGTAACAGACTACCAATTTGGCGGTGGATGGGTTAAGATAAACAACAATCGAGTTCCATATATCCCTAAATATATTGATAATTCTTTTAGTGAATTATCTTTTGCAGAGCCTTTTGGAGAACTAAATACTGAATTTTCTGGATGGTCTAACATAGGAAATTATCAGCAAGTATCTTGGGCTAGAATAGATAACACACAAAACTCATATCAACCAGCCCAATACTCTACAAATTCATTAGCTGAATTAGCTTTTGCTGAAG